TGGTGTTGGATGAGTGGGGGTTTTTGACGAATCCTGAGGGTGCGTGGGCTAGTGTTGAGCCTACGATTGATTTGGGTGGGCGTGCTATCGGTTTGTCTACTGCGAATGGTGAGGGCACCTTTTTTCACGAGATGTGGTTGGGTGCTTGTGCTGAGGATAACGGGTTTCATGCCGTGTTTTTTCCGTGGTCGGCGGTCGATGACCGCACGACTGAATGGTATGAGCAGAAGAAACATGAATTGTCGAACAAATTGTGGCAGTTGCATCAGGAGTATCCGTCGAATGCTGAGGAAGCGTTTATCGGGTCTGGTAATCCTGTTTTCAATCTAGAAATTTTGCGTCGTTTTCAGGCTGTTGAGCCTGCCGAGTTCACTATTTTGGGGTCGAAACCGAATGATGTTTCGTTGTTTGAGGGTGGCCCGTTTATGGTGTGGGAGGCTCCGAATGACACGGACAGGTGGACGTATGTGGTTGGGGCCGACATTGCCGAAGGCAAGGAGCATGGGGATGCGACTGTGGCTTGGGTTGTGTGTGTGAATACGGGGAAACCTGTGGCGTGCTGGTTTGGGCGTGTGGATGTAGATATTTTTGGGGAACAAATTTTGCCTGCTATCGGCTGGTTTTATCGGAATGCGTTGATTGTTCCCGAAGTGAACAATCACGGTCTAACTGTTCTTAAGGCTTTGCAACGTGTGAAATATAAATGGTTGTATCGTCGTCGTACTTTCACGAAGAAATCGGATCGGCCGTTGGAATCGTTGGGTTGGTTGACTACGGCTACGTCGAAACCGTTGATGGTGGACGAGTTGGGTGCATGGTTGCGTGATTTGGATAATGTGCCTCACGGTAAAACAATCCATGAACTCAAAACGTTCACCAGGGATCAGAATGGGCGTATGTCTGGTAGCCCGCATGATGACTGTGTTATGTCTTTGGCGATGGCTGTTCAGGGACTCAAGTATGCTCGGACGGAACGTCCGTTGCAGGAAACGGATGCTTCCAGGGTGAAGGGTTCGTTTTCGTGGTGGGAGAGACGGTTGGATAAAGCGAAGAATAATAATTCTGGTCTTTCTCCTGTGGTGTAACCGTTAGTTAGATTATTGTGACGTTTGGGGGGTTATTGGTGATGGATGATTCGATTGTGTGTGCCCGTTGTGAACGTGTTTGGCCGTCTGACAGATACAATCAGGGGTGTACTACCCCTGATTGGTGTTTTGCTTGCCGTTCTAAAACGGTTTCTACCGCCTTTCAGGGCGGTAAACAATATTTCCATGATGGCACCGAGGGTGAACGTTCCCGTAAAGCGATTTCTGAGGCTAGGGCGGCAGGGTTTGATCCTGTTCCTGCCGAAACTGGTAAGGGTTGGAATGGGGCTTCGGCTTCTGGTCTAAAAAAGTTGGAATCTTTGAAGTCTGTTTCGACAAGTAAGGTTGGTTCTTGATGAAAAACGTGTTGGATGGCGACATGCAGAAGGTGTCGGAACGTGACGGTTATGGCTCTAAGCACGAATATTCGGTCGGTGGCTGCCTGACACGGGTCAATCATGCTATGAAGTGGCGTAAAGACGCTGGATATGATGATAAGTGGGCTAAGATCATCAAATTGTACGCTAACCAGTATGAGTATACAGAATTGTCGGGCTATACTGACATTGTTGCCCCTAATATGATGTTTTCTACTGCTAATGTGATTATTCCTAGTGTGATGGTGAACTATCCGAAGATTACGGTGACTGCCCGTCGTCCTGAGGTAGAACAGAACGGTCAGGTTGTTGAGGCTGTTGTAAACTATTTTTGGCAGCATCGCGATTTTCAGGAAGAAATGAAACTGATTGTCAAAGATTTCGTGTTGTTGGGTCATGGTATCGGTAAGATCACTTGGTTGTTGGGTGAAGAAGAAGTCGAGTTGTCTCGTGACGAGTGGACTGCTGCTGTTTCTCAGGCGTTGATGGATGCAAACATGGCCCGCCAGCAGGCTGAGGCTGCTGGCGTGGATGTCACGTTTCCTTCTGATGAAGAAATCATTGCTAGTGTGCCCACTAGCAAAACTGTTATTACCGAAGATTGTCCAGATTTGGGCAGGATTTCACCGTTCGATCTGTATGTTGATCCTGATGCTACACGGTTCAAGAAGGCACGTTGGGTTGCTCAACGCATGTATATCCCGTTGGAAGAAGCCCGCGACAATCAGGATTGGGACGCTAAGGCACGGAAGAAACTTAAGGGGACGGCGATGTCGTCCGCCAAAAAGGATTATGATTTGACGTTTGCTGGCGAGCAACGTGGTAGTGAAGCCGATTTTGTGATTGTTTGGGAATATTATGATTTGTTGGAAGAAAAGGTGTGTGTTTTTGCTGACGGGTGCGACCTGTTTCTGTTGAAACCCGAGGATTTTGAGTACCCGTTTGGGCATCCGTTTGTGTTTCTACAAAACTATGAGGTTCCTGAAAAGTTGTATCCTTTGGGTGATCTAGAGTCGATTCTACCTTTGCAGATGGAGTTGGCTTTGACTCGTACCCAGATGGTGAATGACCGTAAACGGTTCCGTCGCATGTATATGTATAAGCCTGATGAGATTGGTGCTGACGGTTTGGCTGCGTTGATGTCGTCGGATGATAATGCGATGATTCCTGTGGATTCTGATTCACCGTTTAGTGATGTGTTGGCTCCTGTGGTTACTACTTCGTTGCCTCCCGAGTTTTATAATCAGACCGCCATGATTTTGGAAGACATGGATCGTACTACGGCTGTCACCGAGTATGATCGTGGTGGTGCGTCGGAGATTCGACGCACCGCTACTGAGGCCGCTATGATTCAGGATGGGGCGAATGCTCGTAGTGCGGACAAGTTGGCTAAGGTAGAGTTGGCTGTTGGTGAGGTTGCCCAGCGTTGTGTCCAGTTGTGTCAAGAGTTTTTGTCTACAGATCAGGTCGCTAAGATTGTTGGGCCTGATGGTTCTTTGATGTGGGTTCCTTTCAATCAGGACACTGTTCAGGGCGAGTTCGATTTTGTGGTTGAGGCTGGTAGCACGCAGCCGCAAAATGAGTCGTTCCGCCGTCAGTCTGCAATGCAGTTGTTGGATGCTATGGCACCGTTTATTTCTGCTGGTGTGGTTGATCCGTCAAAGTTGGCTGAACATGTGTTGCGTAACGGTTTCGGCATCAAAGACCCTGGTTCGTTCTTGATGCCACCTCCCGACATGATGGGCGGGATGCCATCTCAGGGTGGCGGGATGCCTGTTGGGGATTCGGCGGTTCCTGTCGGCCCGCCTCCGATGTGACGATTTCTATTTATTGATTGGAAACATGTTTCAATTTCTTTAAGGAGTTACTATGGCTTATTCTGATGATACAAGCGGTCAGGTTCAGGAACGATTTGTTGAGCGTGCCCGTGTTCGCATTGTGGCTTCGGCCACTACTGACACGTTGACCCTTGCTGATCGTGACGGTTTCATTGCCTATAACGCTGCTGGTGCGGTGACGGTCACGATTCCGAACACTTCGGTTGTCGCTTTCCCTGTGGGCACTGTTATCACTACGTTTTCGGGTGGTGCTGGCGGTTTGACGGTCGCTAAGACTGGTACGGATGTGTTGACTGGTACTGCTACTGCTGCCACGAACGCTACCCGTAAGATTATCAAGGTCAGTGAGGCTGCTGGCGTTTCGACTTGGTATGCGTTTGTCTGATGGCTAGTGCAGCGTGGCAACGTAAGGAAGGTCAGAACCCTAAGGGCGGTTTGAACGCTAAGGGTCGGGCCTCTTACAAGAAGCAGACTGGTGGGACGTTGCGTCCCCCAGTCACGGTTGCTGCTGCAAAGAAATCTTCGGCTAAGGCTGCTCGTCGCAGATCGTTTTGTGCGAGAATGTCGGGGATGAAGAAAAAGTTGACAAGTAGCAAGACGGCTAATGATCCGAATAGTCGGATCAATAAGTCGTTGCGTGCTTGGGATTGTTAAGGTCGGTGCAGGGTAGCGCAGTCTGGTAGCGTGTCGGGTTCATACCCCGAAGGTCACGGGTTCAAATCCCGTTCCTGCCACTAAGAACACCCGCCATTGGGGCGGATTCTTGAAAGGAAACAATTTATGTCTGATGACTTGATGGCCGCTTTTGACGAAGTTATGTCGGAGAGCGGTGATTCTGGTTCTGATATGGTTGAAACGTTGCCTCGTAACGCTAATGTGCATACGGGTGACAATGATTTCATCCCTGATGGGGATGAAAATGATAGCGAAATTGATGGTCTGGACATTGAGGACGATGTTGACGATGCGGTAGACGACGTTGATGTTGTTGATGATGCAACCGATGACAGGTTCGATTTTGACTCTATCAAAGATAAAACTGTTCCAGTTACAGTGAACGGGGAAACCTTTGAGGTTCCGTTGGCTGAACTGCGGAATGGTTACATGCGTCAAGCGGATTATACTCGTAAAACGCAGCAGGTTGCTGCGGATACGGAAATGTTGCGTTGGGCGCGTGAAATGCAAGAGGCTTTCCGTGTTGATCCTGTTGGTAGTGTAC